AGTTCTTCTTGCTGCGGCTCTGTACGAGGCTTCTGCGTTTTTAAAAGCGCCAGAAACTTTATCTCTGTATAAAACCCAGTTTGACGAAGCAGTCCAACTTACAGTACAAGAGATGCAACGTGATTACGCAGCAGAATACAATGGAGGCATATAATGGCTATCACACAGGCGATGTCCACACTTTTTAAAAAAGATGTTCTGTTGGGTGATCATCACCTAGACAGTGACAATATTTACATTGCGCTATACACCAGCAGCGCGACACTGAGCGCGGCAACGGATGGTTACATAACCAGCAATGAAGTTGCCAACGGCAATGGGTACACGACAGGCGGCAACGCATTGTCTAGCAAAGCGGTCACTGAAAACAGCACAAGTGGTGTTTTTGATGCGGCTGACCCAGAATGGACAAGCGCAACATTCACAGCCCGTGGCGCATTGATCTACAACAAGACGCTGGGTGATGCATCTTCAAACGCAAGAGGCGCAATTGCAATCTTGGACTTTGGTGGTGACTTCTCTGTTTCTGGAGGTACTTTTAAAATTGTATTTCCTGCGGCTACTGCAAGCAATGCGATAATAAGGATCGACTAAAATGGCTTCATCCTATGACAATGACTTACGCCTCAACGAAATGGCGACTGGCGATCAGTCGGGCGCATGGGGTACAGTTACAAATCTGAACTTAGAAATGATTGCAGAAGCATTCAGCTACGGCACACGCGCAATTGCTAACGCATCCACAGACAACATAACACTCGCGGATGGCGCATCAGACGCTGACCGCAGCATGTATCTAAAGCTGACTGGTGGTGGTCAGGCTTGCACAGTCAGCCTTTTGCCCAACACGGTTTCAAAAGTTTGGATGATTGAGAATGCAACGTCTGCAACTTTGACATTCACCCAAGGCTCTGGAGCCAATGTTGCAGTGCTTGCTGGTCAGGTCAAAATGATCGCCACAGATGGTGCAGGATCAGGTGCAGTTGTTTACGATCTTTTGACAGACGTAAATCTGGCTGGAACAACACATTTTGACAATATCGACGTAGACGGCACGACAAACCTTGATGCTGTGGATATCGACGGTGCAGTTCAAGTTGATGCAACAGTAAATGTTGGAGTTGATGACACTGGTTATGACGTTAAGTTCTTTGGCGATACTGCCAGTGCATACATGCAGTGGGATGCAAGTGCAGATGATTTAATTCTTGGTGGCGCGGCTGGATTGGTAGTGCCTCAAGATAAATTAACTATCGCGTCCACCGCTGTCACAAGCACTGCGGCTGAATTAAACCAACTAGATGCCATTACTCGCGGCAGCATTCTGTATGGCAATGCTTCTGGAGCAACGGCTAGATTAGCCAAAGGTGCTGCTGATACAGTTCTAACTTCGGACGGCACTGATATTAGTTGGGCTGCTGCTGGCGGTGCATTTGCGGCAAGCACGGTTACAGTAACTGCAAATACAACTTTGACCACTGCACAAAACGGCAATCTTATTCTTGTGACTGCATCTTCTCCAGTAATTATTACTCTACCAGCGGCAGCAAATGGGTTGTTTTATGTTTTTAGTAGCGAATCTTCGGTAGATGCGTTTATTAAAACAACTGGCAGCGACACAATTAACGGAAATGGTAGTGCATCTAAATTAATTCTAGCTGCTGGTGCTAGTGGAATTGTATCATGCGGAACGGCTGGAACAAACTGGTCTAGTGTTGGCATGACTAGAAATATGATTGTTCATAAAGCCACCACATTTAGAAATAGCAATGTAAGTGTTAACCCAGACAGAGTAACGGGTACGTACACGACTACGATTGGTACACAAATGCTTATTTGCGTAGGCTCTGCGACTAGCGGTGCGCCGTATGGGCAGCTTGGCGTAGGAAGTTATAAAAGTGGTGGTGCTGGGGGCCAAAGTTATGGGGAAAAATTTATATCATCCCCAGCCGCCAGTTATGCCTATGAAATTGCTGGTGGCGGTGATGATTCAGGGCCAAGTTCTGGTAGCAAAGATAAAACAACGACAGCAGGTGGCATTACTGCTACACAAGGAGCAGAAGGTAATCAACAAGGGTCTAGCAACCTAACAGGATTAACAGGTGGCACTAGCAGCGGTGGTACTGTTAATTTTACTGGCGGCACAGGCGGCTCCAGCGGCAGTAATAACACGGGTGGCGGCGGCGGTGCAGCAACCCGCGCAGGTGCTGGCGGTAACGGTAATTCTACTTCAAACGCAGCTACTTATGGCGGTGGCACTGGAGGAAACAATGCTTCAACAAGCGCGGCTGGTGCAGCCGCGACAGCAAGAGACAGCAATACTTATGCTATATCAGGAAGTACCTCTGAAACGTATTTAGCTGGAAGCGCTCAACCTAATGCTAGTAACGCTAACAATCCCGGCTCTTCTTCCCTTGGTCATGGGGCTGGCCCTAAAACTGTAGTTAATTTTGGTAGTGTTAGTTTTACAATAGCGGATCACGACCAATTATTAGTTGGCGGTGTGCGAGGTGCCAACTACGGAGGCTATTCTAAAAGTGGTCAGGGTGGCTACGTAACATTCGTGGAGTTTATATAATGATTTTAAATGCAGAACAATTAAAGGAAATTATGGGCAGTTTAAAAGCATCTGGACCTGCGAGAGATTACCGCAATCATCTACTTGCTTTGTCTGACAGCCACGTTTGGCCTGACCATGTGCCTGACGCTTGGAAAACATACCGACAGGCACTGCGTGATGTGCCAACGCAGTCTGGGTTTCCTACAGATGTGACTTGGCCCGTTGAGCCTAGCTAATGCCGCTAACAAAGCTACAGTTGGAGTAATAAATGTATGGATAAGCGCACGGTGGCCTCTGCACACAGCAGAATTGATGACTTAAATATTACCTTTGCATCTCTTCGCACAGAGGTGACCATACAACACAAAGAGTTGTTTACGAGGGTGAAGCGTCTGGAAGCGATTATGATCGGTGCCAGTGCGGCAATCATCTTAATGCTTATAACTGTGCTAACAAAAATGGGGTAGGATTATGACACCAGAGACGTTTGATAAATTCAAAGTTTTGCCGCGAATAATGATGTTGGCTGTTACGGTGCTGACGTATCAAAGTGTTCACTGGTTTATGTCTATCCCCCCAGATCAAGTAACAAATGCCCAAGCGGGTTTGGTTAGCGTCTGTATGGGCGCACTCACTGGCTGCTTTGGCATCTTCATAAATGGGGAAAAAGCATGATGGCTCTTCTGGGAAGCCTGCTTGGCTTCGGATCATCGTTTTTGCCGTCAGTGCTTGATTACTTTAAGGCCAATCAGCAGCAAAAACACCGCATTGAAATGATGCAAATCGAAACAGAGCTTGCACAAAAGCGGTCTGAAATGAAGCTGGTCGAGCTAGATAAAAAGGCAGACATCGAAGAAACAAGGGGCTTGTATGAGCATGATCGATCTATCGACGCTGGAGGATTTATCAACGGTCTTCGGGGTTCTGTTCGTCCTATTGTTACTTATGCCTTTTTCGGATTGTTCGTAGCTACGAAAGTAGTAATTATGGTCAAGGTCACGCAGGCTGGTGGAGACTGGATGCAGGCCGTCGATCTCATGTGGGATGGGGAGACATCTGGATTATTCAGCGCAGTTCTGGCATTCTGGTTTGGAAATCGGGCAATCAGTAAATATGCAGGGAAATAATTATGGGCTACAAGTTAAGCAAACGAAGTCTATCTAGGCTGGACGGTGTAGACGAAAAAATGGTGGCTGTCGTGAAGTACGCTATCGGCGTTACAAAACAAGACTTTTCGGTAATTTGTGGACTGCGAACAATAGACGAGCAACGTGCTTTGGTCGCAAAAGGTGCCTCGCAGACTATGAAGAGTAAACATATTGACGGTAACGCTGTTGACCTAATGGCTTACTGCGATGGCGGCAGATGGGAACTGAACCTCTATGATGAAATTGCAGACGCCATGAAGGAAGGTGCAGAGGCTGTGGGCGCAAAGCTGCGCTGGGGCGCTGCGTGGACGATAGATGACCTTGGAGCGTGGGAAGGTAGCGCAGAGAATGCTATGAACAGCTACATAGACATAAGGCGCTCACAGGGGCGCAGGCCGTTCATTGACGCGCCACA